TGGTGCCGCTTACGTGACTCGAACACGTGACCCCATCATTACGAACAAGGGGTTCTCACGGCAATCTGCGGTTTTTTCGGCAGAATTGCGTTCGATTTGGCCCACCTGTGCCGTTTTTGTTTCCCCTCCGTTCCGTCATATTGTACATATGTACATCGGGCTCGACCAGCGCGCCAACGCCAATCGAGCCCTGACCACAAGCGCATTGGAGGTGCGATATGGCTGACCACAATTTTACCGAACGGACGGATTCCGTCCATCATGAACCATCCGTCTTCGCGATCGATGTTTCGGAGGCGGCGGTATGAGCAAGGCTCGCGTGGCCGCGCCGCAGGGAACGCTGCCGCTGCAATGGCCGGGCGGTCGCCGCAACCTCTGGGTCGATGGCGTGAACAGTGCCGTCATGGCCCATTTCGTGCTTATGGACGATCCAGACGCAGATATCATTCACTGCGACCTTGGTGCGTCCGTCCATGAGGACAGCCATCGGTTTATTGACGATCTTGAGCAGTGGTATGGCAAGGCGATCATCCGCCTTCGCAGCGATGCCTATGCGACCATTGACGAGGTGTTCGAGCACCGCAAATATCTGTCTGGCATGGAGGGCGCGCCGTGCACCGGTGAGATGAAGTTCGTTCCCCGGCTCAACTACCAGCTGCCGAGCGACACTCACTTCTGGGGCTACACGTCGGACAGGCTGGATGCCAAGCGCTTCGAAGGCATGAAGATCGACTTCCCGTTGCTCAAGCAGCGCTCGCCGCTGATCGAGATGGGCCTTACCAAGCGCGATACCCACGCCATCCTTCGCCAGCACGGCATCAAGCGCCCGTGGGTCTACGAGATCGGGATGCCGAACGGAAACTGCATCGGCTGCGTGAAGTCATCGAGCCCGAATTATTGGGCGCTGATCCGTCAGCACTTTCCAGAGGTGTTCGAGCGCCGGAACGATCAGGCCCGTCGCTTCGGTGCGCGCCCCGTCATTCTTCGCCGGGAGAAAGGTCCTGATGGCAAGATGCGAAACGTGCGCGGCTTCCTCGACGAGATCCCCGCCGACCAGCCCACCAAGGTTCGCGGCGCCAACTTCGGCGGCTGCGGCTTCCACTGCACCGGAGAAGCGGCATGACCATGCCTGAGACCACCCAGAGCGATCTTGTCGAGCGGCGTGAGGCGCTGTCCTTCAACCTCTACCTTGAATGCGCGGGCCTTCAAAACCCGAGCGAGTGCTTCCCTGTCGGCGGCGACTTCACTTCCATGGCCGAACTTCTGGCTTTGGTTGAGCAGGCTGAGAGGGATGCATTCGAAATCACCCGCCTGCGTGCCCACTGCGAGGCGCTTGCGAAGGGGCTGACGACGGCAGAGCGCCAGATCAGCGCCGCATTCGGCATTATCCACCCCGGCGACAAAGGTCTGCTCGAAGGATCGCTTGAGAGCATCCGGCAGCCTCTCGCCGCCTACCGGAAGGAGAACTCCGATGTGCTCTGAACTCCATGTTCGAGGCGAAAATCTCTGGATAGAGCAAGCGCGAGAGCTCGCCGCTCTTGTCGGTCGAGACAATATCCTTTGGCTGGCCGAAGTCGATAACGATCCTCCTGTTCTAGAGCCTGACCATTTCGCGGGCGATGACCTCGTATTTTGCCTTTGCCCGATCGACATCGATGCCACCATGAGCCGCGCTGGCTACACAGTGATCAGCGGTTGGGATCAGCCCGAGCGCGTGGATTTCGTTGCATTCAAGGAGCCCAACCCATGACCCCTAACCCCGAGCAATCAGAGAGGCTTCTTGCGCTGGCGGAGCGGTGTGAGGCGGCGGAAGGGCCGGATCGCGAGATCGATCGCGCCATCATGGAGGAATTATCCCTCAAGCCTGATTATGCGGCTGACTGGGGCCCGCGAGACAACTGCCGGCCAGCACCTTTCACTTATACCGCCTCCCTCGACGCGGCGATGACGCTAATTCCGGCCCAATACCGCCTCGGGACACTTATGGAGTTCGACGGCGAGGGGCGGTGGGGCGCCAAGCTGTTCAACCGCGGCAAGCCGGGCGGTCTGCCCGCCGCTGGTGGGGCGTCGGCGCCGCTTGCGCTCTGCGTCGCTTGTCTCCGCGCCCGTGCAGGAGACGGAGCATGAGCCAATCCCCTGAGGCGATGAAGGTGTGGCGGGAAGCGCAAGTAGCCTTTGATGAGCATCCAGAAGGTGCGTTCGCGGATACAGATGCCGCCGATGTGGTCGCCGCCTCCGTCATCGAAGCCGCTATCCAGAAGGCAAGAGACGAGGAAAGGGCGGCTGTCGTCAAGATCATCAGCGCGGAACTGGAGCTGGCAATTCCAGACGACCTCGAACTGTTTTGCACGATAAGGGCAGCGGGCAGGCGCGATGCCGACAAGGCGCGCGCAGTTTTCGAGAGGCTGCCAACGGCGGACAAGATCAGAACCGCGGCTTTCCTCTCGGCGCTGGCTGAGGAAGATGGAAAGGAGTTGTGATGGACGTGGTGGTAGCGCTCCCCCAGCGCCGGCCTTTGCCCATCGTGCCCGACCAGTTCGAGACCTACGAGGAATGCCTTGACTGGTTCCGATCGCTCAGCACATCGATGCTCAAAGCAATGTGGGATGCGATGTACCCGGACCATGAGAACCAATGGCATATCCATTGTGACGAGGTGCACCGTGTCATGAACGAGCGCGGCGAGGGCGATTACGTCTGCGTCTGACGTTGACCCCCGCCCCCTGATGTGAGATTCTGCGGGGGCTGCGGCGAAAGCATATCTCGGCTTGGATCGCAGGGACCGGCTGCCGAGTGCATGGCACATCACCAGTAGGAAGAGATCGGTCCTGCCGCAGCATTATGATCGCACCGGGGCGGCCTCTCAACGATGCACACTGCCCCGGTCTTAGAGGTTCCCGCTCTACGAAAGGATCGGGCTTGGTATTGGCTCCACCCATGTACGACGGGCCACTGACGTTCTCGCGCCTGCGATGCGGTAACGGCAGTAGGAAAAACGCAGGCGGATATGCCGGGTCGCGTCACGGGTCGGCATTGGGCAGACGAAATTGGCGAGTACCCACGGAAGCTGTGTGACGCAGCGAGCCTTGAGGAAAGCCAAGCCATAGGCGGCCTGGATACGGGCGACATGCCGGAGCGGGTGGAAGCCCCGCAGCTACTTCCCCTCCCGTGCCTCGGCATCATGCGCCCGGATCGCATCCACCTTCGCAGCGCACTTGTTGAACGCCTTGATGTAGATGCCCCGGCTCTCGATGATCGAGGCGACCGTCTCCTGCGGCACGTCCTGCACGGTGCAGCGCTCCATCAGCCCAGCAGGGATACCCTGATAGACCGGCGGCGGTGCAGAGGCGATCTCACTTTTGCTGTTCGAGCAGCTTGCGAAGATCGGCAGGCAGGCGCTGAGCCATAAGGCGGCGTACCTCTTCATTGCTTTTCTCCAAGTCCTTGATCTGGGCGGCCGAGGCGGCGCCTTGCTGTTCGATGAGGGCCAATTTAGCTTGGAGCAGGAGGGAGTTTTTCTGCTCCAGCGCGCGGAGGCGGTCCTGCTCAGCGATGTGCGCAGACAGGCCCTTGTTGGCGACGCCAAGCGCAGCGATCTGCTTGTCCTTGGTGGTGAGCTGATCGTTCTGCCGCTGGATGTGCAGATATCCCGCGATCGTCGCGCCAATGCCGCAGACGGCCAGAACCCCGACCATCGCGAACAGTTCGGACTTCCAGGGGGTCAGAAAGCTGATGAGCCATTTCACGGCCTGTCCTCCTCTTGAGCTTTCGCAGCCGCCACCCTCTTGTCGGTGTTGGCGCGCAGTTTGACCCCCAGCTTTTCGTAGACGATGCGTTCGAGCATCCTGATCGTGACGTTTGCCCCCAGCCATCCGAACAGGCCGACGATCGGGCCGGTCCACAGCGGATCGAGGCCCATCGCCAGGCAGAGGAGCATGACGAGGAAGCCGACGAAGCCGGACGAAACGGCTTCGGTCATAGCCCGCAGCCAGTTCAGCTTATTGCCCTTGTCGTGCTCGCGCATAGCGTGCCCTAGAAGACCGCCGACGGCTGCAAGCAGGGTGTAGGCCGCTGCCGTGAGCCAGTCGGATAGCGAAAAATGCTCCATGCGCCCCCAGTTACCTCAGCCCTGCCCACGGTAGAGCTTGGCCTCGTCCGCGCGCCGGTTGACCAGCCCCTGCATGACCTTGCCCGCCGCCTTGTTCCAGACCGCGAACTGCGCGGCGGCGCCCACGAGGTCGCCCGCGACGTGCTTCTTCAGCAGGGTCGATTTCGAGAAGGCATTGGCCCCGATGTTGTAGGCAAGCGACACCATGGCGTCGAACTGGTCCTGCGTGGTCGGGGCGGTGCCGATGCCCTTGCGGACGGCAGGCGCGGCCTCTTCCTCGATGTGCTGCCGGAAGCGCTGCGCCGCCTTCTCGTGGGTCCAGATCGTGCCCTTCACGATATCAGGTCCGGTCAGGCCGTTGCCGATCGTCCAAGGCGCGCCGCCGGTCGCCGGGTCGGGATAGGACTGCACGCGCCCGTCGCCGAGGTCCTTCTTGTAGCCCTCCCACTTCTTGATGAGGGCCTCGCCCTTGGGGCCAAGCTGGCGAGTTGCGGACATGCGCTGCGCTCCGAATGCATCGAGAAGGTTGTCCAAGGCGAGGACGTTGCCGGGATCGTTGAACAGGCCGGGCCGGGAGATGGCGCGGACGGCATCGAACGCGGCCTTGCGGGGATCGCTCATGGCGTCAGGTCTCGGACTGGGCGTCGACCATCGACTGCACCAGGGCGACCTCGCCTTCGAAGTAGTTGGTCACGTTCCGCATGGTGGTGATGACGGCCGATGCCTGGCTGAACGGTGTACCGAGCGAGTTGTCGGACGCGATCTGCGGGAGCAGGGCGGTGATGTCGTCGGCCAGGGTCGCGGCCTTGCCTGCCTTCAGGGCGGCGAGGATGGCCTGGAGCCCTTCGAGATTGGCGAGGGCGATCTGGCGGTCCAGCTCATTGCGCTGGGCGAGCAATTCGGCGGCGGTGGGCATCGATCAGGCTCCTTCGGGCGGCAGCGTCATGGGAACGGGCGCGGCAATCGGCGCGTCATCCGCTTCCACGCCGTCCAATTCGTCGAGCGTGTCGGCGACGTTGATGCGCATAGTCTGGCCGGTCAGGTTGACGAACAGACCGGCGCGGATGCCGTTGGGATCGTCGAGAACTTCGCGGCGACCCTCGATGCGCGACCGGGCGAAGATCATGCGGCCCTGCTGGAGAACCGTCGCGGCTTCCTCACCTTCACCCACGATCACCGCCTCGATGATCTTGACCTCGATCGGGTTGATCATGCCCCCGGCATCGAGGACGGTCTTCTTTACAAAGCCGTACTGGTCGGAAAGCTGGTCCACGGCGACACCCGCGCCCATATCGTACATGATGGCGCTGGGGTTGATGCCGTCGCAGGGGCGCATCACGGCGATGATGCATCCGGCCGGGATCTCAAGCCGCTCACCGGCGGCCGTCTTCAGGTGCAGCATGAAAACTCCTTCCGCCCGAGCATGCCGGGGGAAGGGCGGTCAAATTACCGCCGTCATCGATCCATGCGGAATGCGGCTGCGGCCTTCGCAAGGGCCGGGGCGATCTCGATACCCTGATCGTGGTAAGCCTCGACGTCGCGCCGGGCTTTGTCGGCATGGACAGGAACTAGGTCAGACGATGCGTCGCGCAATGCGAAGATCAGCTCCGGTCTGGCGACTAGGCAGGATATCTCCCGGCCATTGATCTCAACAGCCATCATATCGGCATAGTCCGCGACAGTCGGGATCAGGTGGCCGCGCAAACTGATATCGAAAGCCAAGCTGTAACGGTTGGTGACGAATAGGCGATCCGGAGACGGGGCGACGGCCTCGTACCGGTAGAAGGTTAGGAGCGCTTCGATGGCGGCAGGGGTGCCGACGAAATCGACATCTCGATAAAGGCCTCCGCGCCAGGCGGGCAGGACGCCGCGCACCATGGCAGCGAAAGACCCAATGATCAGCAAATTAGTGGTTGGTGACATCGAGAATAACCCAGTAGCTAAGGCTGGGGTCGTAAGCCCCGTCGGAATTCAAGCCGAAATGATCGTTCGTTGGGCGCGGATCGATGTAGAACCCGCCGCCGCCGTACCGCCATCCGCCAATCTCAGTGAGGCGCTGCGTCACCGGGATGCCCTCGGTGTTGATGTCGATGTTCACGTCTTCGCGCCAGTAAGGCCCTACGCTTGGGGCTATGGCATAGGTTCGGCCGGCAGGCTCTACGGCGCCCGGGGCAACCACCATGGGTGTAACATCGGCGCGGAAGGTGGTGTTTCCAGATTCGTCGAACAGCGCGAGGGAAACGCCGCTGGTCGGCTTCTGAGGCGGGACGCGATCATAGATCCAGTAGTCGACATAGTAGCCGGTCGACGGGTTGTAGATGCCGAAATTGAACCCGAAATTCGAGCCTGATCGGCTTTCGGTGACGACGGCCGCGCTGCAATTGACGGGGCGGTAGGCAATGATCGGATTGCGCCCCCCATTGAGGTTTGCAGTCTGGCCTGACGCGGTGATGCGGCCTTTTGCGACGAGCACCATCTGCGGCCAACGCGTGTCAAACAGGACCCGGCCATCAGGTGCCCAGATAACGCCCGCTACCGCCATGCTATTGGAACCCGTAATGAATGTCGGTGATCGAACCGGCCGGGAGGTTGATGGTGTTATAGACGATCGTGTTCGCGCCGTTCAGGCGAGCGATCGCGTCCTGCATGTTGAGGAACGGGATGTTGTAGAATTGGACGTTGAGCCAAACCTGATTGCCCGGTTGTAGATCTGGAATGACGAAGCTACCTTGCTGCGGCCCCGTCAGCGTCAGGGTTCCGGCATAGCGGCCAGCCAGAGAAGTGGTGTCAAACACCACCGCTCCTGCCGGGTTCCAGAGGCGAAGACCTGCGACCATCAGGCGACCGATTGCTCGCCGAGTTGGTACATCTTGCTCCCATTCGAATAATAGCCGATGATGGTCCCCTGACGCGCTTCGAAGGTTTTAGTCCCGCCAGCAGCTGTCACGATCTGGAAACGATCGGCCCGAATTTTGAAATCTCCGGTAGCGCCGTTGTTGTTCGTTTCCCAACCAGTGATCACTCCGCCCACCTCGACAGTCAGCGCCGCCCGGCCGAATAGCGTCGTCACGTTGTTGTTGATCGTCGTGATCGCCGTCTGCTGGCTGGTGATCGTTACGCCCTGGGTGCTGACGGTGGTAGAGAGGGAGGCGTATTGGGTGGTCAGGGTGGAGAGGGTTTGGAAGCTCTGGATCACGCTAGCTTCAGCAGAATAAGGCGTGGCCACCGCGCCCTGCTCGACCTTGATCTGTCGCACGGCGGCATAGTTGATGCCGGTGGCTGCCGAAACGACGAAGCGAGCCACGGCTTTGACGGCGGTGGACGGCGAAGTCGTAGTGACCGCTACGAGCTTGCGGTCAGACCCATCGGATACAAACGCGCCCTTAACATTCGCCGCGACAGCATTCTGCGGACCATCCAGCACGACATTGTTGCTGGCGTCGTAGAAGATCATGTCGACATAGACGGAACCGCCGGTCGCGATGAAACCGAAACCTGCACTGATAGTGTAGACCGTGCTAGGCCATACAGAGAACTGCGCGCCGGTAAGGGTATAGGTTCCATTCGTCGATGCCGCCGCATAGCTGCCGTTGGCATTTACATTGAGCGCGAACTGCCCGCCGGACCATCCCGTCAGACCGTTCTCAAATCCGCCATTCGGACATAGGTTCGGATTTCCGGCAGAAACCTGCGTTGTCAGTGTCGCGACATTCCCTGCGAGCGTCGACGTCGTCGTTTGCAGGGCCGTGATGCTGGCGCCCTGGCTGCTCACCGAGGTTTCCAGCGAGGCGGTTCGGCCGGTCAGGTTCGTGATCGCCGTGGCCTGGCTGGAAATTGTCACTCCCTGTGTGGTCACCGTGGTCGAAAGCGAAGCGTATTGCGAATTGAGCGTCGTTAGAGCCAAGAAACTTTGCGAAAGCGAAGCTTCTGCCGAATAGGTAGTCGCTACTGATCCGGCTTCAACCTTGATCTGCCGGACGGCTGCGTAAGTCACGTCCGTTGCGTTCTGGACAACGAAGCGCGCCACTGCCCTGACTGCGCTTGCGGGGGCGGTAGCCGTCACCGCTATGAGGCGGCGATCCCCGCCGGTCGTCGAAAAGGCGGCGCGACCAGGTGACTGCGGGTTTTCCGGGCCATCGAGGACCGTATTCCCGGATGCGTCAATGAACAGCAGGTCGAGGTGGACGGTGCCGCCCGTGGCAATGAAGCCAAACCCGGCTGCGATCGTGTAGTTGGTGCTTCCCCACACCAGGAAGCTGTCGCTCTGGAGGACGTAGGTTCCGTTGGCCGTTGCCGTGAAATAGGTGCCGTTTGCGTCAGAAGCGACATTGAAGTTCGCCCCTGTCCAGCCCGCTTTGCCGTTTTCGCCGCTTCCATTGCGGACCAGGTTGGGATTGCCCGCGGTGACCTGCGTCGTGAGCGTGGCAATGTTGCCCGTGTTCGTGGAAGTCGTGGTTTGCAGCGACGAAATACTCGCGCCTTGGCTGGCGACGGTCGTTTCCAGCGAAGCGGTGCGTCCGGTCAGGCCGGTGATCGCGGTCGCCTGCGAGGTGATCGACGATTCCGCCGAGCTGACCCGCGTGGTCAGGCTGGCGAGGTTCTGGTTCGCCGTCGAGATCGCGGTCGCGTTGGTGCTGATGTCCGCGTTCGCCGTCGACATCTGCGTCTTCAGCGTCGCGATATCCCCGCCCTGCGTCGATGTCGTCGACTGGAGCGACGTAATGCTGGCGCCCTGGCTACTCACCGAGGTTTCCAGCGAGGCGGTTCGGCCGGTCAGGTTCGTGATCGCCGTGGCCTGGCTGGTGATGGTGGCGCCCTGGGTGCTGACGGTAGTGGTCAGGCTGGCGAGCGATGTTTCCGCCGTGGTGATCGCAGAGAAGCTCTGCACGATCGAGGCTTCACTCGACCATGCCGACCAGGTGGTGCCGCGCTCCAGCTTGATCCGGCGGATACGAACGCGATCGGTGGTGGCCGTTGCCGTCGCCACCAGGCGCACGCGCATCGTCGCGGTGTTAGCGGGCGTGGTGAGACTGACGGCGCGGCTCGCGCGGTCCCCCCAATTGGTTGCGCCCGCGGCAGCGTTCTGTGAGCTGTCGAGAAGGACATTTCCCGAAGCGTCGTAGCAGAACACGTCAACATAGCTCGAAACGCCGGAGGCTCCGCTGTTCTGGGTCTCGTAGCTGATCGTCAGCGGGGCTCCCGCCTCAACCTGAATAGCGTCGGACAGAAGCACGAACGTGCCAGCGGACGAAGGCGTGCACAGAAAATAGGGCGCATTGCTGATCGAGGTGATTACCGACCAAACGCTGCCAGCGCCGGTGTAGCCGCGCAGCCCTGCTTCGCCGGTGCTGTTCGGCAGCAGGTTTGGGGAATTGGAACTGAGGCGCAGCTGATACTCGGCAAGATTGCCGGTCAGGGTGGAGGTTGTAGTTTGGAGCGAGGTGATGCTCGCGCCGTGGCTGGTGACGGTGGTTTCCAGCGATGCCGTCCGCCCCGTCAGGTTGGTGATCGCAGTGGCCTGCTGCGTGATCGAGGTTTCCGCCGTGCCCACCCTTGCTGTCAGTGAGGCAATGTTCTGATTGGCAGTACTGATCGCCGTGGCGTTGGTGCTGATGCTGGCGTTCGCAGCGGAAATCTGGCTTGTGTGCTGGGCAAGCGTGCCGGTGTGATTGCTGACGGTCGTTTGCAAGCTCGTGATGCTCGCGCCCTGCTCGCCGAGCGTGGTCTGTATCGTATCGATCCGCCCGCCGGCGGCGGTCACCGCATCGGCCAGATCATCGATGCTCGCCGTCACGGTACCCACCTGGGTCGTCAGATCGGCCAGGCTTGCCGAAACCGTTCCGACTTCGCTCGTCAGATCTGCGAGGTTTGCAGAGACGGTGCCGATCTCGGCTGTCAACTCGCCGATGTCTGCCGTGACGCTCGTTTGAATATCGGTGATCGTCGCCTGGGCTGCGGCAATATCTATCTCAGCCTGGGCGATATCGGCGTCCAACTCGGCAAGTGCAGCATCCTGGTCTTGAAGCTGGTTTTCGATCGTGGTGATCTTGCCGACGCCAGTGATGACCTGCTCGAAGATCGTAGTGTCGCCGTCGATCGTGCCGACCCGGTAGCTGATCCGCACGTCGTAAGCAGTCTGGCTTTCCAGGGGAGCGATGACGTGCCGTACGGTGTCGACGGCAGAAAGGATCGCGGAGTTCGTCCATCCAGCGTCTGGAGTCTCGCCTGCGCTATGCAGCCGGTAGTCGATGACGACGGCATCTGCCGAGGGCATTTCGCTTTCGCCGGCGATGAGCAGGGCGGGAAAGCCTTCGCCCGACGTGGTGCCGCTTACGCTCCATTCGGTATCGGCGGGGGCTGGCGGCTTGAGGTCTGGGGCAGAGGGTGCCCAAGGGGCGGGCGGAGTGGTGGACTCCCCTAGAGCGTAGGCGTGCTTGGCAGCAGTCTCCGTATCAACGGAAAGCGTCACCTTTCCGGTGCTGGGGTTGATGCTGCGCTGCTTGATCAGCACAGGCTGATTGGCGAGCCCTTCCTCTGGAACATTGAGGGTGACCACATCGCCGGTCTGCAATCCGATGAACTCTGGACCGACGGTGACAGTCCACGGGCCTGCCTCGCGGCTGTTGACGATCTCGTAGGCAGCGAGCTGCCCCGGCTGCTTCGCCTGCTGGCCGGAAAAGACCTGAACCAGCGGGAAGTCAATTTCCTTGGTGCGCTGGCCCCTATCGGCGGTGACGTACTCAGGGAC